TCTCCTGGCCAATTGATTTTCGCTTGGACTTTTATTCTTTCCTGTTCGATCTTAGCAGCCAACTTAGCTTGTTCGCCTTGGATCTGAGCTTGAGTCTGAGCCATGTATGCTTGAACGGCTGGATCCATAGGTGGCTGTTGTGGTGGTTGTGGCTGAGAAATAGCAGCATCCAACTCAGGACTAATTTCTTTAAAGAACTCGTTAGAGTCTTTGTAACCAGCAGCCTCAATAAAGCGACCCAATGTATTGCGATACTGACCAACAGTAACCAATGGGTTTGCAAAGCCTTGTGTGCCTAGGATCTGCTCTTGCTTTTGTAGAACCATAGCAGCCATAGCCATCTGTTGATCTTTGTTACCAGTACCAAGTCCGACATTGATAGACAAGTCGTAGTTAGTTTTCCAGTTACGAGGATCTACAGACACATACTTACCACGCAGACGGATTACACGCTCTTTGTCTTGGTATTTGCATAACAAGTGGAAGATACCAGCAAATAAGTCTTTTACGCCTGTATCAGCAAAGATACGAGCAATCATCTCTAAACGACCAGAGCCAGCCTGTTGCATTGCTGCAATAGCTGTAGCAGTCGTGTTTTGTAGAATATTAGGATCTAGGCCTTGGCTAGTCTGTGTAACACCAGAGCGCTTCTGCAACACTTGATCCATGTAGTCAAGCATTGGGAACGACTGAGAAGCAGTAGGTGGAACGCTTAGAGCTTGAACCGCACCAGCAGACTTCATGCGAACTACTCCGTTAGGAGCAACTGTCAGCAAGTCATCCATGTTTACTTGACCATCAATAGCCGTCATACGAGGCATATTGGTGAGGTACAAGTTATCTAGGATTTGACGGGTAATCGTGGACTTAATCAACTGAATGTCCATCGCACGATCAGCCAGACTTTGACCAAAGAACTTGTGTGGCATTGGAATAGGGCATACAGAAGCGAATGGAATATGATCCACTTCTTCTTTGTCCAAGATTGTAGTCATGCCAGCATAGGTAACTTTAGCCAGCTCTGCCATGCCGTCATTGTCTAAATCGGTACGGATGTAGCACTCAAACACCTCAATCTCTTGCATTGAGAAGTCTAAGGATTGCGCCTCATCAGGCATCTCACCATTATCATAACGGGCAAGGCGCTCTGGAGAGAATGTCAAATCGCTATAGGCTGGAAGATCATCCACTACATCTTTAGGATAGCCAGCAGCTACTAAGTCTGAGCGAGTCATCATTACACGATGTGCTACAAAACGAGCAGTACGGATATTCTTATCACGCTTAGAGATCAAGAACTCCTCTGGAGGTACATTCTGAACCTTTACACGCCCAGCTTCTTTTTTCTTCTTAATGACTACATCGTATGAGTATGTAGCTGGAATCATCATGCCAGTAACAGGATCAACGCTCTCAGGCGTTACTTCGTTCATGTCTTGGCTTACAAGCTCCATCTCATTATCTGCAAAGAGCATTGTGAGTTCTTCTGCATTGAGATCTTTGTAAGTTTCCTTGATAGGATCTTCGCTATCTTCCCACCAGTATTTAACAATGCCGTTCTTTTGTAGAAGTGCATCTTTAAACCAATCGTGCATCAGGATAACGCCATCGTTATCTTGGAAAAACACTAAATTACAGTATTCAGTAGCCTGTTTAGCTGCTTCTTCATCGCCAGGAAACTTAGGCTCAAAGCGCACTAACTCGTCAGACTGAGTAAAGATACGGAGCAATTGTGGCAATGCGCCATCTACTACCTCTGCTACTTCACCAGTAACAATGGATGAACGGCCTTCTACTTCGTTGCCATAAGGCTCACGATTGTAGTATTTGATAGCCTTAGAGCGATCATCTGTAGTTTCTGTTTCTACGAACCCAATGGAGTTCTCGATTTCAGAATCCAGAATACCTTTTAGCTTGTTATCATCCATATTTACACAATCCAGTTTGTTTTAACATTTATGGGTTTATCCCATGTATACGGCTTCTCATCTAACCCTACGGCAACATACCGCCAAGCATCGGCAGCATGAGAGTTTTGGTCATGTAAAGGCTTATCGCTAAACATTTTAGTATCAGGATCAACTGCGTACCGATAATGCCTTAATGCCTGTAATCCTTCTGCACATTTGCTTTGGTCAAAATAGCACCTATTCATCAGCATACGAGCAGCGTTAATTCCATCAGCTATGCTCAGTTTAGGAGTAATCCTTACTGGCAATCCCATTGATTCAATAATCTCTTTCGTACTGCGCCCTGTCATATTCTTATGCTCTGCATCATGCGGAAGCCAATGATCCCTATAAGTGTAGCCTTTTTCATGCAAAAGGTTTACATAAAAATCAATTGTCTTTTGGCAATCCTGATAGAAGTCTATGATTCTAACCTCGCCTCCTGGCAATGTCTGAACGAACCAAATGCTCGTCATATCAGACCAGCCAAGATCCCAGAATGTACTTACCAGAATACCCTTGTCTACAGGCACATCCTTAATACGATTATCTTCTTGCGCTTTTCTTAGCTCTGTAGCGTATACAGCGCCATCTAATACTTGTCTTGTATTGCCTTCCCATACATTGAGATAGGCATCCATATCCCTAGCCTTTAGATCTTCCATCTCCGATCTAAGTACAGACGGAAACCAAGGATTATCAGACCAGTTTACTTTTACTACTTTAGCGTTGTTTGGTGGATAAACCACGAACCGCTTGTATGTTTCATCCGTATCTAACTCAGGATTGAATGTTACCCAGATCTCTGAATCTTCCTTACGGATTGTAGGAATCAACACATCCCACGAGCTTTTAGATGTAGTCTGAGCTTCTTCTACCCAGCATATATCTACACCCTCAAACGACTTAATTTTAGTAATGTTGTGCTTTAAACCAGCAAATAGGAACTCTGTCCCATTCTTACCAAAGATACTGGTGTTTTGAACAGTATAGAAGTCATCTAACCCCATAGACTTAATCTGATCTGCTAACAACGCATGAACAGAGTCGGAGATAGAGTTCTGAAACTCACGAGCGCATAGCACCCTGACATTCTTCCTTCTGCCTAAAGCAAGTAATACTCTAGCAACAGTCCAAGACTTAGAGCTTCCTCGCCCACCATAGATGATCTTCATCCGATGAGGCTCTAGTAAGCACTCTAACTTCTCAGGTATCTCAATGCTAAATTTGGTCATTCTGGTCGTTTGATAACGAACTCGATCTGACTAATTTCTATTGCGTTGCCGTCTGTACCGCTAATCTCTGTAGCTTGAACAGCTTTTCCGTCTACCCTATCTATTACTTCTTTGATAGCCCAAGGCTCGCCCTGTTCAGCAGCATCTACCAGCTTTTGTGCAATTGTGCGTAATTTACGGCTATCTTCTTGAACCAATGCTACTCTTAGCTGGTTGTAGAACAGCTTTCCTTTTTTTCCGTTCTGATTGCCTAATGGCGCTCCACCCTTATTAGTTGAAGCAACTTCTAAATCTTTGTTTTCTGTAGAACTTTCCATTCCATTCCCTATGGGTTGATGGTTGATGATGTAGCTATTCTACAACAGTTTTACCACTTTACTTTATCCGCCCAATAAGCAGCACTCATTTTGCCTTTAGCAATGTTATCTGCATGACGAGCTTTAAAACTCTTTTGCCTTGCTTTTTGCGCTGGTGTCTTAGGGTTTTCCCCAGCACCAGTAACGCCTTGCTGACCAAATCTAATGGTCTTTACCTTATCTCCTTCTTTAGCCACTACAACATGGCTTTTAGTAGGATGACTAGGAGTCTTTTTTGGTTTGTTGTATCCAGCTACGCCTAATTTCTCAAATAGACCAGCAGCTTCTCTTACTTTCATTTCTTGTAGCGAGCCATCTTGCCAGCTTGACTTAATGCAATAGCCAATGCCTGATCTTTGCTCTTAACTACCTTACCACCCTTACCAGAATGTAGAGTGCCTTCTTTATACTCGCCCATGACCTTACCGATCTTGGCTTGCTTTTTGCTCATCTTCATACATTTCCTTTAGGTCGTATTTGCACCAGATTAGCGGAGCTTCCTCGCCATCTGCCATGCCTTTAGCTATATGCTGTTGTATAGAAACGACATCGGCTTCTAAGTTACTTAGGCCATCTGTCATATCAGGGTAAACCCTATTACTAAATCTTTTCTCGTTTGCTTTGCTTGCTTCTGTTTCACCATTGGCATCGTAGCCGTTTGAATCGTGGTCTAAGGCGATAAAAGTACCATCCCTATACCCAAGTGGCAGACCGACTGATTCAAGCCTCTTAGCGAGATCTGTGTCCTCGTAGCCCCATCCCCAATATGTATTGGAATAGCCGTTACAAGATGCAAAATGCCACTTCTTCATTAGCGCTACAGCAGCTAGGCCATATCGTTGTGCTTTTACTGCTCTGTCTGTTCCATGCCCTACTGGTCTTGTGTCCATGCCATGCCAGATAATTCTGCTTGGCAAGCTGGGTTCTGAGTAGTCTGCCCACATAGGCAAGTAATCTACATCGTGAAAACAAACATAATCTACAGTACCAGCTATTGCTGCATACGCATGATTTATGAGAGCGCCACGATTAAATGGGCTATCGTCTGTCTGTTCTGCAATACAGAACAATGGTTCAATTTTGGTATTTCTGCGAAAGAAGCTAACAGTATGGGGTAGCATCTTAGCTAGATGCTGCTCTCTATCTCTATAGGGAATTATGATCCCTAGTCTAATCTTCCATCTCCATGTCATCTTCCATTTCGTCTTTGCCTATGGCTTCCCAGGCATCGCACCCGTTTTCAGCGCTACAAACGAAATCAAAAATATCGCAATGACCGCTACCTTTTGGCACTCCGCAGTCTGCTAATTCTGTGTTGAAGTATTCGCAAGCCTTACACTTGCCTTCGCCATCTTCCTTAGATCCGTAATCAGCCGTCAAAACAGCCTTACGCATATTGCCTCTGTTGATGTCTTTATCTTGTGTAGATAGTGGGCAAGCCGACTTATCTTCTGCCAGTAAACCGCCTTCTTCCTTTTCGCCCATCTTTGGCTTATCGCCAAGCAATCCGATCATAATGGTAGTTTTAGGTGGTTTCATAGCATCTCACGAAATTTTGGGCAAAGTTTCCCTAGGCGAATTATAAATCTGTTTTTCGATCTGCACAAGATTGGCAAATAAATCTTTCGTTCATGCCATTATTATAAATTTCGTAGACTCCGTTAGCTGTTGTCTTTTTTATCTTGCATTTTGAGCAAGTTCGAATAGTGTGCTGATTTTGTTTTTTTATCCAGTTCGTGCTGGAGTCGTTTTTTTGCATTTTCTAAATCTACTTCTAGCCGATGTGGTGAAATTCTAAGAGCATGGGCTAACTGTCCTGTAGAAGCGTAAGGGTGGCTTACATATCGCATTTTAAGTGTTCTACGCAGTTCTAGTGGTAAACCCTTAATCGCTTGTTCTATTAGATCTCCGTCTACATGGTCTGGCTCATAGTGTGGCTCAGACTCAGCGTATAGATTACCTAACTCTGGAATGTAGTTCTTTTCAAAGCTACGACAAGTTGTGTCAGGTTGTGGGGCTACTACCCCATACGAAACATACCAAGCCCAGTTTTTTAGCCGTTCTTCCATATAACCATATTAAATTTATATAATTTATTGTATTATATTCAACATCTTAACGCAATTACTGAAAGCGCTTAATGAAAATCCTGTTACTGGATATTGAAACATCACCAAATACTGCTCATGTTTGGGGTTTATGGCAACAGAATGTATCTCTTAATC